CCACTCTAGTGTCCATGCTGAGTGGGAAGTGAGCGCCATCATGGCAGTACACATGCTCACCACTGACGACAACCCGTACGACCCGTTCACACAATGGGAAGACTGGGACGCATGGGACCAGGCAGCCGGGTACCACACCACTGCCTACCTCGCTCGGATAGTCAGGACGTCTCACGAACTTCCTGATGCAGTACAGAGTCAAGCGATCGAGGATGCCATCGACGAGATCATAGATCTCAACATCAGTGGTAAGTACAAACGAGTCGTGGAGCAGAAGCCTAAGCAGGCGGACGCGGCCACGGCTGCATGACTGGCTAGAGGTCGGTCGGAGTTCTCCGTGTGGGTCTCGCTTCCCCCTCGAGATCCCGGAAAGTTTCGGCCGACCTCTAGCCTTCCATCCCAACCGATACATGGATTCCAAAAATTTGCTTGACCGGGGGGAGGGGTCTCGCAAAATGACCCCCCTCCAGCATCGCCCGCCTCCTAAAAATATCCCCGGAGGGACTTTTTCCCGAGGTTTTCACCTCGAAGTCGCCTCGGAAGCCATCCTAAACCCATCCGGAACTCGCTGAAAGGAGTGCAGAAGCATGGGCAATCAGTCACGGGTACCAACACCTGGGCCGTCTCGACGAACCGCCCCGGCTACAACTCCCGAAGGCCGAGAGAACCAGCTGGTTTCGTTGGCCTACGACCTCGTGGAAGAGCGCTTCAAGGACGGCACAGCCTCCGCAACCGAGACTGTCCACTTCCTGAAGCTCGGTTCCACTCGCGAGCGTCTCGAACAGAAGAGGCTCGAAGCTGAAGTCCAACTCCAGCTCGCCAAGATCGAGTCTCTCGGGTCTCAGGCCCGCATGGAGGAACTGACCGCGGAAGCCATCAACGCGATGCGCTCGTATCAAAGCGGAGTCCAACAAGAACCCGCCTACGACTATGAGGGCTAGGTCGTATTCGGAGCTCCGCAAGATCGAGACCTTCGTAGATCGCTTCGAGTATCTCTCTCTTCGCGGTCAGGTCGGCGAATCAACTTTCGGGTTTGACCGCTGGATGAACCAAGGCTTCTACACGTCGAGAGAGTGGCGGAACATTCGTCACCACGTCATTGTCCGAGACAACGGATGTGACATGGGAGTCGAAGGTTACGACATCCACGACAGCGTCTACATCCATCACATGAACCCGATGACTGTAGCCGACATCGAGGAAGGGAATCCGAAAATTCTGGATCCCGAATTCCTGATAACAGTAACTCTTCGGACGCACAACGCCATCCATTACGGCGACAGGAATCTTCTTCCGAAACCTCCTGTCGAGCGTAAGCCCGGCGATACGAAACTCTGGTAAGGAAAGGCCCCCATGGCGACCATCGCTTACGACAAGCCCGTCACCGACTTCATCGCCGCGCTCAGCGCGACCGGTCACGTCACCCACACCAAGTACAAGAAGACCTCCGTCACGTTCCACCACAACGGCGGCAACCTCACCCACGCCGGTGTCCTCTCCGTCTGGAAGACGCGCCCGGCCTCGGCCCACTTCGACGTCGACGTCCACGGCCGTGTCGCCCAGTACGTCCAGGTCCAGGAGTACGCCTGGGCCGTCGGCAACCGCGGCGGCAACGAGTCGTCCATATCCATCGAGATGGCCGACAAGACGTTCGCCCCTCACTGGGAGGTCGACGAGGTCACGTGGCAGGAGGCCGCTCGTCTCGCGGGCTGGCTGTTCGCCCACGTCATCAAGGACACGCCGACCAAGAACAACGTCCACTACCACCACGAGTGGTCGTCGACCGAGTGCCCCGGCCCGTACATGGACTCGATCCGTTCGCAGGTTCTCGCCGAGGTCCAGAAGTGGTACGCGCACTTCACCGAGAGCGAGACGGACTCCCCCTCCTCCCCGCACCCCACCACCCCGGCACCGACCAAGTCCCTCTCCGACGTCGCCAGGGACGTCATCGCCGGGAAGTACGGCAACGGTGACACTCGTGTCGCGAACCTGAAGAAGGCCGGGTACGACCCGAAGACCGTCCAGGCCGAGGTCAACCGTCTGCTCTCCGGCACGACCAAGCCCGCCCGCAAGTCGATCAACGAGATCGCTCACGAGGTCATCGCGGGCAAGTGGGGCAACGGCATGGACCGGGTCGAGCGCCTCACCAAGGCCGGGTACAACTCCAACACCGTGCAGAAGGAAGTCAACCGACTCCTCTGAAGAGCCATATCTGAGAGGAGGTTTCCCACGTGGCTGAAAGCATACTCACCAGTGTCAAGAAGATTGTCGGTGTTGCTGAACTCGACACGAGTTTCGATCCCGACATCATCATGCACACGAACACCGTATTTTCCGTGCTCAATCAGTTGGGCATCGGGCCTGTCGCCGGTTTCATGATTGAGGATGCCACGCCAACGTGGGATGACTTCCTCATGGTGCGGCAGGTGGAGGTCGACGGTGCGGCTGTCTACACGGATCAGCAGCTTCAGGAAGCCGACAAGCGGCTAAACATGGTCAAGACGTATCTCTATCTCAGAGTGCGTCTCATGTTCGACCCGCCGCAGACGTCGTTCGTGATCGAGTCGATGAACAAGCAGATACAGGAACTCGAAGTACGAATGAGCATCGTGAGGGAGGGAGACTCATGGGTCAATCCCGCACCCACCGTCGTATCTACGACAACTTGGTGGGACTGAACGGTCTCACTCACGCCGACGGTAACTCGCTCGTCGTCGTTGCTCTACCTGCCGAAGACGATCCAGTGCAGAAGATTTCGAGCGAGAAGGCCGCTCACATGACTCTTCTGTATCTGGGAAAGCCGGAAATCGATCAGACGCAGATCGATCTCATTGCTGAGTTCGTCGAGCACGCCGCTTCTCAGATTTCTCAGTTCTATCTCGACGTAGAAAGTCGAGGAGTTCTGGGTGACGAGAACGCTGACGTATTGTTCTTCGACAAGCGTTGGGCCAAGGACATCGCTGCGTTTCGAACTCGCCTTCTGCAGAACGATCTCATCGCCCAGGCATATCTATCGACGGAACAGTTCCCCGAATGGACTCCCCATCTGACGCTGGGGTATCCGGCCACTCCCGCGAAGAAAGCCCCGGAGGGTTACCCGAGGTATTCTTCCGTAGCCTTCGATCGCATCTCTTTGTGGACGGGCGACTCCGTCGGTCCCACTTTTCAACTCAAGCGTCAGGTTTACGACGACATGGAGGTAGCTATGTCTCAAATCGAACGAGGCCGCTCCTTCCTGACGGGCGAGGTCACCCACTACGGCGTCAAGGGCATGCACTGGGGCGTTCGTAGAGGAGATTCGGGCGGCAAGGGTTCTGCTCCGGCGGCCAAGCCCGCTCCGAAGCCTCGGATGTCGGAGGACGCCAAGAACGTCGAGAAGGCATTCGGCAAGATCGACAGAGGCGGCACTGACTCTCTCTCGAACCACGAGCTTCAGAGCGTCGTCAACCGGCTCAACCTGGAACAGCAGTATTCCAGACTGGTGTCGACCCCCGGCGGCAGCAAGCAGACGAACGAAATCGAACGTGGGCATGCAGCCGTCAAGCAGATGCTCGGCGTCGGCAAGACCATCAACGACGTCCACAAGTTCATGAAGAGTCCGGCGGGCAAGGCACTCAAGAAGGGCTTCAAGGCAGCGAAGTTCGGGGTCAAGGTTTACACCAATCCCGGCGGAGCCGCTCTGGATCTCGTCCGCCCGAAGAACCACTTCACGAACGTAGGTTAGAAGGGAGGGTAGACGATGACCCTGTCGAACACGGCAACGCCCAAGTACTACGGCGAATTCCGTGACGCAGTTATTCGTGGAGAGATCCCAGTCAATCGGGAGATCTCGATGGAGATGAACCGTATCGACGCACTCATCGCCAACCCGAACATCTACTACGACGATGGTCCGGTCGAGGGTTTCATTCTCTACTGCGAGAACGAACTCACTCTGACCGATGGAGGTGACCTCCACCTTCTGCCGCCGTTCAAGGTTTGGGCTGAGCAGATATTCGGGTGGTACTACTTCGAGAACCGAAGCGTCTACGAGCCGTCTCCTGAGAACCACGGCGGTAAGTACGTCAACAAGACGGTCCGCAAGCGCCTCACCAAGAAGCAGTACCTCATAGTTGCCCGAGGTGCCGCTAAGTCGATGTACGCCGAATGCATCCAGAGTTATTTCCTGAATGTTGACACGTCCACGACACACCAGATCACGACAGCTCCGACCATGAAGCAAGCCGATGAGGTGATGTCGCCTTTCCGCACTGCCATCACTCGGAGCCGCGGCCCACTCTTCAAGTTCCTTACTGAGGGGTCGCTCCAGAACACAACGGGTTCGAAAGCAAACCGCGTCAAGCTTGCCTCGACTAAGAAGGGTGTCGAGAATTTTTTGACAGGTTCATTGCTGGAAGTTCGACCCATGTCGGTCAACAAACTTCAGGGTCTTCGGCCCAAGATTGCGACGATCGACGAATGGCTCTCTGGCGATATCCGAGAGGATGTCGTTGGTGCCATCGAGCAGGGTGCAACGAAGCTGGATGACTACTTGATTGTAGCCATTTCTTCAGAGGGCACCGTTCGTAACGGTAGTGGTGACACCATCAAGTTGGAGCTCGCCGACATCCTCAAGGGTGAGTACCTGGCGCCCCATGTTTCGATCTGGCATTACAAGCTGGACGAGCTTGAGGAAGTTGCCGACCCGGCCATGTGGCCCAAGGCAAATCCCAACCTCGGGAAGACGGTTACTTATGAAACCTACCAACTCGATGTTGAACGAGCCGAGAAAGCCCCGGCCTCCAGGAACGATATCCTGGCCAAGCGGTTTGGCATCCCGATGGAGGGTTACACGTACTTCTTCACTTACGAGGAGACGCTGCCTCATCGTCGTAAAGAGTTCTGGCAGATGCCTTGTGCTCTGGGCGCCGACCTTTCCCAGGGTGACGACTTCTGTGCTTTCACATTCCTCTTTCCACTGCGAGAGGGTTTCGGCGTAAAGACCCGAAGCTACATCACGTCACTCACGTTGATGAAGCTGCCCGGAGCCATGCGCCAGAAGTACGAGGAGTTCATTAACGAAGGCAGCCTGCATGTTCTTGAGGGCACGGTCCTCGACATGATGCAGGTATTTGATGACCTGGACGCCTTCATCCAGGAACAAGAGTATGACGTGCGCGCACTTGGTTTCGACCCCTACAACGCTAAGGAGTTCGTAAGCCGCTGGGAGGCGGAGAACGGGTCATACGGCATCGAGAAGGTCATCCAAGGAGCGAAGACAGAATCGGTCCCGCTTGGGGAACTCAAGATTCTGAGTGGACAACGACTACTTGTCTTTGATCAAGCGCTCATGACATTCGCCATGGGTAATGCCATCACCATGGAGGACACCAACGGCAACCGGAAGCTCCTGAAGAAGCGGCAGGATGCGAAGATCGACAACGTCGCCGCCCTGATGGACGCTTACATAGCCTACAAGGCCAACAAGGAGGCTTTCGAGTGACACAGCAGAAGAATCCTCCACGGGGTGACCTGACCCACTACGGTGTCAAGGGCATGAAGTGGGGCGTCAAGAAGGCTCGGACTGGCAACCTCGACAGGCACGCGAAGCCGCTCGAGCGAGTCGCTGCGGGCACCGGCGGGAAGCGCGACAAGGTCTACGCATCTCTGCACACCCCGCTCAAGGGCATCGCCAAGCAGGGTCTGCGAAAGGCCGCCGGAGCGGAAGCCGCGAAGTCCCGAGCCGAGATCAAGCGCCTCTCCACCGGTAAGTCGACGGCCGGTGACATCCTCCGCGCCTACGGATCGGTGACGCTGACTCAGATCGTCGGCTCTACCCGCACGAAGTCGGACTTCGTACCGAACAAGGGCTGACGTCAAAATGGGAAGTGAAATCTCTCATTACGGCGTCAAGGGCATGCACTGGGGAGTTCGTAAGCAGCACGACGATTCCCCGAACGCCCGTTACTCCGCAAGACGTCGAGCCGAAGACAAACAGATCTACGGCAAGGGCGGCGTCAAGCGGATCAACCGCCGGATGAACAAGGGCCAGAAGCTCGCCAAGGCCCAACAGAACGAAGCGTGGAGGCAGATCGGCAAGGGCGCCATTGCGGTTGGCGCTGTTCAGGCTGCCCGCATCGTACTCGCCAACAAGGACGTTCTCGCTCAGCACATCGCGGTCAAGGCCGAGACCGAGCGTGGACGATCGGCAGCCGCAAGCGCCATGGGTCTGCCCCGCAAGCCCACCAACGGACCTTCCTACACCAAGAAGTCCCGCGGAGGGGTCCACAAGATCACGACTCTGTGAGGGAGGTGACACATGAAGATCGTTACCGGAGTGAACCCTCCGATGGATGAGCTGGTTCACTTTGGCGTCAAAGGTATGCACTGGGGAGTGAGGCACGACGGCCCCGCGAGCGTCTCCCGCAAGACCAACAGTGCGGCCAAGAGCGACGCCAAGGAATTCGCTCGAGCCAAGATGTTCTACGGCGAAGGCGCCGGTACTCGACGAAAGCTCATCAAGGCCGCCGTCGAGGGCAAGAGCAAGAAGGATCCTGCCTACAAGAGAGCCTTCGACCATCACCTCTCCAAGCAGGACATGTCCAAGCATGCCGAGAAGGCCCGTGGTGAGCGCAAGCGGAAGAACGTCAAGAAGAGCGCCGGTCGAGGAATCCGTGGCACACGCCACATCCTCAACGGCAACTCGCAGTACGCTTCCGCGGCTACTGCCATCGCTGTCGGCGGTGCTCTGTACGCCCACAAGGCCGGTATCGACAAGATCATCATCGGCAAGGGCAAGCAGGCATACAACAAGCTCAAGGACCCCGAGGGCATGAAGAGGGCCCAGAACCTCCTTCGAGACATGGGCATCGGCTAGCGCCGAGCATATTCGCAGAGAGGAGGTGACACATGGCAAGCTTGATTACGCGTATGAAGGAGGGTTTGAAGCATAGCTGGAACCTCTTTACCGATCCTAACTACCTTGACGGTCTGCACAAGAACAGCCAGGGATGGGGCAGTGCCCTTTCCACCAGCCGAAGCCGAGCGCGGTTTGCGAACGAGCGATCGATCATTTCGTCGATCTATACGCGCCTGGCAATCGACGTTGCGGCGATCGATATTCGGCACGTTCAGCTCGACGAGGACGGTCGCTATCTTCGCGATCGAGTCAGCGGTCTTCAGGACTGTCTGACGGTCGAAGCCAATACCGACCAAGGCGGTCGGCAGTTCCGTCAAGATATAGCTCAGACTCTTTTCGAGGAGGGTGCCATTGCGATCGTTCCGGTCGACACTGACATCAACCCGGCAGATTCTGCTAGCTACATCATCAACTCCATGCGAGTTGGTAGGGTCGTAGACTGGTATGCCCAGCATATCCGCGTCAGTCTTTACGATGAGCGAGATGGTCAGCGTAAGGACATCGTCGTCCCCAAGGCGACAACCGCGGTGGTCGAGAACCCTCTATATTCCGTGATGAACGAGCCGAACTCAACTCTTCAGAGGCTCACACGGAAGCTCAGCATGCTGGACTCGGTCGACGAGCAGACCAGTTCCGGCAAACTCGACATGATCATTCAGCTCCCTTACGTTATCAAGTCGGAATCCCGAAGGCAGCAAGCAGAACAGCGCCGGAAGGATATTGAGATCCAGCTGAAGGGCAGCCAGTACGGCATCGCCTACACAGATGGAACCGAGAAGATCACCCAGCTGAATCGTCCGGCTGAGAACAACCTTCTGACCCAGATCGAGTACCTCACGAAGTTGCTCTACGCTCAACTGGGTCTGACGGAAGAAGTGATGAACGGCACGGCCGATGAGAAGGCCATGTTGAACTACTTCAACCGGACGATCGAACCCGTCATCCAAGCAATCGCTGAGGCCATGAAGCGCACCTTCTTGACCAAGACTGCTCGGACGCAAGGTCAGTCGATCATGTACTTCCGCGACCCCTTCAAGCTCGTTCCGATGGAAGTCATCGCGGAGATCGCGGACAAGTTCACCCGCAACGAGATCGCTTCGTCCAACGATATTCGTCAGGCAATCGGCTGGCGTCCGTCGAAGGATCCGAAGTCCGATCAGCTCATCAACAGCAACATGCCCCAGCCTGGGGACGGTGGTTCATCCAGTGCATCGCCTGAGGCCGATCCCACTGCTGACCCGACAGCAGATGGTGCCGCAGCTGTGCAGAGTGGGCTAGACGACGCTAACAGCGTCATCGACTCCATATTCTCGACACTCGGGATTCCGGATGGATGAGGACTCCCTCTCACACGAGTACAACGCGGCTAAGCGCCGTGAGTACTACCTGAAGAATCGTCATTTGAAGGGCCGTCAACGTGGCTCTGCGAAGGCGATGAAGCCTCGGGTCAAGTCGAGAGCGGAGATCGCAAAGGAACGACACGCCCATCTTTCGGAGCAAGTAGCGGCTCTCAAGGGTCGTCTCGAAAAGCTCCAAGCAGCGCTGAAGATCTTGGTCGAACAGGCCAAGAAACGCAGCGGGGTCAAGTCGACCACAACCTCTACCGCGAAGGCCGCTACTTCTCAACAGAAGACAACCGCTAAGCCTCAGAAGCTCACAACCGCTCAAAAGAAGGCGAAAGCGGAAGCTGCGGAGAAGTCTCGTCGTGAAAAGGCCATCAAGGATGGCACGGCGACGAACAGCGACCTTTCGAGCGAGGTCAAGTCTCTCAACGAGAGAATCAAGACCATCCAAGCGAGGGTCGAGAAGATGCGCAAAAGCGGCGCCATCGGATCCCAGACCAAGACGAAGAAGTAGGAAGGAGCAGTCAAAATGGAAGCCGATTTCGGCGGCTGGGCCACGAAGGCTGGCCTCAAGTGCACTGACGGTCGAACCATCATGCGCGGTGCTTTCGAGCACATGGACCAGGTACAGGTTCCGCTGGTCTGGCAGCACGCCCACAGCAGCGCGGACAACATCCTCGGCCACGCGATCCTCGAGAACCGCGACGAGGGCGTCTACACCTACGCGTTCTTCAACAAGACCAAGCAGGGGCAGAACGCCAAGGACCTGGTCGCGCACGGCGACATCAAGTCCCTCTCGATCTACGCCAACCAGCTCAAGGAGAACGCCAGCAAGCACGTCGTCCACGGCGTGATCCGCGAGGTCAGCCTGGTTCTCGCCGGTGCCAATCCCGGTGCAGTGATCGACTTCGTCAACATCCAGCACGGCGACGGTTCGCTGGACGAGCTGGACGACGAGGCGGTCATCCACACCGGTCTCGAACTCGATCACGCCCTCGGTGAGGACGACGAGGTCGACGACGAGACCGACGACACCGAGGTGGACGACGAGACCGACGACGAGACCGACGACGCCGAGGTGGAGCACGCCATGGCCGACGACGCCACGGTCCAGGACGTCTACGACTCGATGTCGACCGAGCAGCAGGACGTGTTGCACTACTTCATCGGTGTTGCTCTCGAGCAGGCCGCCAACGACGCTCAGCACTCCGCCCTCACCCACAACGAAGGAGGCGACCCCATGTCGCGCAACGTTTTCGACCAGAGCGACGCCGCCAAGAAGGGTGGTTCGCTGAAGCACACCCTCACCAAGGACGACGTCCGCGGCATCGTCAAGCACGCCGAGAAGCTCGGTTCCCTGAAGGACGCGGTCGAGGACTACGCCCTCCAGCACGGCATCACCGACATCGACATCCTGTTCCCGGACGCCAAGGCGGCCACCGGTGTCATCGAGCTGGAGAAGCGGCGGACCGAGTGGGTCTCGTCGGTCCTCAACGGCACCCGCCACACTCCGTTCTCCCGCATCAAGACCTTCACGGCCGACCTGACCCAGGACGAGGCCCGCGCCAAGGGCTACATCAAGGGCAACTACAAGATCGAGGAGTGGTTCGGCGTCACCAAGCGGACCACCGGCCCCACCACGATCTACAAGAAGCAGAAGCTCGACCGTGACGACATGCTCGACATCACGGACTTCGACATCGTCGCCTTCCTCAAGGGCGAGATGCGTCTGATGACCGAGGAGGAGATCGCGCGTTCGATCCTCATCGGTGACGGCCGCGACGTGACCGACGAGGACAAGGTCAAGGACCCGCTGGGTGCTGCCGACGGCACCGGCGTCCGCTCCATCTACAACGACCACGAGCTGTTCGTCACCACCGTCAACGTCAACGTCGACGACGCCAACTCGGACTACGAGGAGGTCGTGGACGCCGTCATGGACGGCATGGAGTTCTACAAGGGCACCGGCACCCCGACCTTCTACACCACGGTCCCGCAGCTCAACAAGTTCCTGAAGGCCCGCGACGGCCAGGGTCGGCGCTTCTACGCCAACAAGCAGGAGGTCGCGGACGCGCTCGGCGTCAAGGACATCCAGCTGGTCGAGCCGATGAAGGAGATCTCGGACCTCATCGGCATCATCGTCAACCTGGACGACTACAACGTCGGCACCGACCGCGGTGGCGAGCTCAACATGTTCGAGGACTTCGACATCGACTACAACCAGCAGAAGTACCTGCTGGAGACCCGCATGTCCGGCGCGCTGGTCCGCCCGAAGGCGGCCCTGGTCATCAAGAAGACCGCCGCGGCGAACGTCCTGGTCGAGCCGGTCGAGCCCGCCTTCAACTCCACCACCGGCGTCGTCACCATCCCGACCAAGACCGGCGTGGTCTACAAGAACAGCAGCGGCACCACGCTCACCGCGGGCGACCAGACCGCTCTGGCGGCCGGTGCCTCCACGACCGTGTACGCCCAGCCCGCGTCCGGCTACTACTTCGAGACCGACACGGCGACGTGGGTCTTCAAGCGCAAGGCTTCCTAATCACCGGATAGGAGCCACCAGCAATGGCACGATTTTTCGGAAAGGTAGGTTACGGCACATCTGTTGAGACGAAGCCCGGTATCTGGGAAGACGTGATCATCGAGATTCCATATTTCGGTGACGTCCAGCGGAACATCCGACAGCTTCGTGAGGGAGAACGTGTTAATGGCGATCTCTCCGTGAATAACTCAATCAGCATTGTTGCTGACGCGTACGCCAACGCAAATTTCTTTGCCATTCGCTATGTCGAGTGGGCGGGGACTCTGTGGACGATTTCTGACGTCGAAGTACGGAGCCCCCGCCTTCTCCTGACATTGGGAGGTGTCTACAACGGACCGAAGGGAACAGTTGCAGGCACTCCTTGAGGGGGTGCTGGGAAGTACCAACGTATATTTCCAGCCCCCTTCCAATGTGCAAATGCAGTACCCCTGCTTTGTGTACCAGCGAGATAGTGCTCGCACTGATTTCGCAGGCAACAAGCCGTACCGCTACACACAGCGTTACCAGCTGACGCTTATTTCCAGGGATCCTGCCGATGAGACCCTGGCGAAGGTTGTGGCTTTGCCGCTATGCACCTACAACCGGTTCTTTGTGGCAGACAACCTCAACCATGACGTCTTCGAGCTCTATTTCTGAGGAGCAACACAACCATGACCGTCCTTCAGTGGGACAAGGCCGGTGAGCGCACCTACGAGACCGGTGTGTCCAACGGCGTCCTCTACCTCCAGAACAGCGGGATCTACGACCAGGGCGTCGCCTGGAACGGTCTGACGACCCTCACCGAGTCGCCTTCCGGCGCCGAGTCCAACAAGCAGTACGCCGACAACATGGTGTACCTGAACCTGCTCTCGGTCGAGCAGTTCGGCGGCACCATCGAAGCCTTCACCTACCCCGACGAGTGGGCGGAGTGCGACGGCTCTGCGGTTCCCACCGCCGGTGTCGCGGTCGGTCAGCAGCCGCGCCGTACCTTCGGTCTGTCCTACCAGACCAAGGTCGGCAACGACATGGACCCCGAGGCCGGGATCAAGATCCACCTGGTCTACGGCGCCCTGGCGGCTCCGTCCGAGAAGGCATACGCCACCGTCAACGACTCGCCCGAGGCGATGGGTCTCAGCTGGGACATCTCCACCACTCCGGTCGAGGTCCCCGGCACGAACCCGAGCACCGGGAAGGCGTTCAAGCCGACCGCGAGCCTGACCGTCGACTCCACGCAGGTCGACGCCACGGCCCTGCAGACCCTCAAGGACGCGCTCTACGGCACCGCGGGCACCGACCCCCGGCTCCCGCTCCCGGCCGAGGTCATCGCGATGTTCTCCGGCACGGTCACGCAGGTCACCCCGACCCCGCCGACCTACGACAACGCGACCCACACCATCACGATTCCGGCGACCACCGGGGTCAACTACTACATCGACGACGTCCTGCAGACCGCGGGTCCCGTCGTCATCACCCAGGACACCGTCGTCAACGCGGCTCCGGCACAGGGCTACAAGTTCCCGGCCGTCACGGACGACGACTGGTTCTTCGACTACTCGTAAGTCGACCGGCGGTAGAAAGGAGGCCAGAGAGTGCTCATCATCCATGTCCCGATAGGCGACGAAACGTTCAACGAAGAGACGAAGAAATTCGACAGGAAGACGTTCGAGCTGGGGCTTGAGCACTCTCTGGTCTCCCTGTCAAAATGGGAATCATTCTTCGAGAAGCCGTTCTTGAGTACCGACAACAAGACCAACGAAGAAGTTTTCTGGTACGTCAGGGCGATGACGATGACGTCGGATGTTCCCGAGGAAGTCTTCGAGAATCTCACCCCGGAGAACTTCGTCGACATCGACAACTACATCAATGCCAAGATGAGCGCGACTTGGTTCAGTGACGGGCCGAACCAAAGACGCAGTAGACAGATCATCACGGCTGAGCTCATCTATTCCTGGATGATCGATCTGAACATCTGGATGGAGTGCGAGAACTGGCACTTGGCCCGGCTGTTCACGCTGATCAGAATTTGTGGGCAGAAGAACAGCCCTCAGAGGAAGATGAGCAAGAACGAGATCCTCCAGAAGCAGCGAGAGCTGAACGCACAGCGAAGAGCGAAACTGGGTACTTCCGGGTGAGAGGAGGAACTCGACATGCCACGGCTCGATTGGGATGCTCCCGGCACTCGCTTCTATGAGGCGGGCGTTGACAGGGGCGTCCTTTACGTTACGGGCCAACCCGGTGTCGTGTGGAACGGCTTGACTTCCGTCAACGAAAGCCCTTCCGGCGGCGAACCGAAGCCCTACTACATCGATGGCGTCAAGTACTTGAACCTCTCGGCACCCGAGGAGTTCGAGGCGACCATCACCGCCTTCACATATCCTGTCGAGTTCGAGGCATGTGACGGAAGCGTCCAACCTCGGCAGGGGATGTTCCTTACTCATCAGAGAAGGAAAACATTCGGGTTCTCGTATCGAAGTCTGATCGGCACAGACCAGTCGGAGAACTACGGGTACAAACTCCATATCGTCTACGACGCTCTGGCCTCTCCGACGAACCGTGATCACGGAACTCTGAAAGAGCAGAACGACCCGGACGACTTCAGCTGGAAGATCACGACTAAGCCGCCCGCCATGCCAGGGTACAAGCGGACCGCTCATATCGTGATCGACTCACGAACGACAGATCCGACGGTGCTCTCAGAGATCGAGGATATTCTCTATGGAACCGATGCGGACTCCGCGAGAATTCCCACGCTCGAAGAGCTGATCGGCGTCTACGACACTGTTTCCACCATGACTGTCGTCGACAACGGCGATGGAACATTCACGGTCACGGCTCCGTACGACGTTATTCGGATGCTGGACGACGAGACTTTCGAGATCACCTCGAACAACGCCGTATTCATCGACGAAGAGACCTACACACTCAGTTCCGATTAGAAAGGTGGTCCTATGGCTACCGTCACAGGGATGACCGCCGCGGCCATGCAGGCCATTCGAGACGGAGCAATCGTCAGTGCGGCGTTCGACTCGGCGAACCATCTCATCCTGACCAAGCATGACGGCACTACGGTTGACGGCGGTGCCCTCGGGTCCGCCACCACAACCCTGGCCGGTCCGGTCGAACTGGCCACCAACGCGGAAACGCAATCGGGTAGCGCAACGAACCTGGCTGTGACTCCGGCCGGTCTGGCATCCCTTCCGGGATATCGCGTCCAAGTCCTCGCGAGCAACGCTTTCACCGAATCTGCCGACCCGACGGGATATCCGTACGGAACCTCGATGTTCAGCCTGACCACTGGGTCGGGTTGGTCCATCAACGGAGGATTCGGAACGGTGGTGACTGAGAGCATAAGCATCAGTCGTACCGTTCAGACCCTCTACGAGAACTCCGGCGGAACGGCATCTACCAAGGCGTGGGTGCGTGAGTACAACAACGCTGTTGGTGGCGGAGGTTGGACCGCATGGGCTCAGATGATTCTCGCGGTCAGACTCAACGAAGCCAGCTTCACCCAGCTCACCGCGATGTCTACATATCCGTCGGGGAGGTCGTACCTTTACTACACGACCGCCAACGGTGGATCCTGGGACTTCAGTGGAACGGCTGGCACCGTCGAAACCATGTTCCTCGTGGACAAGAACTACGCGACGCAGACGTTCACGCAACACTCAGCGGGAAGTAGCAGCACGCCCAACGTGTGGGTTCGTACTTCCGACAACACGACCGGCTGGTCGGCATGGAAGAAGCTTCTTCACGACCCGGGAGCTTGGATTTCCTACACTCCGACCTGGACTACCGACAGCGGTCTGCACCTTCCTTCGTTTGGGAACGCCGCCATCAACTGCAAGTACCAGAAGATCGGTCGGACGGTCAACGTCAAGTTCAGCATCGTCTTCGGGAGTACGACAGTTTTCGGATCGGGTGCCACGACTTCCGACAACTGGGTGTTCAGTCTTCCTGTGGCAGCGGCTGACAGCACTACCGACACGCTCGGATGGTTTGACGCATACCAGAGTTCCACCGTCAATGGACTCTTCCGCGCCAAGATGTCCGGGACCAGCGCGTTCAAGCTGAACATCACCGCCGGATCGACGGCGTCCATCGGTTCTGACGTCGACTCGCTGCAGCCCTTCACCTGGGCCAGTACCAACCCTCTCCGGGGCCTTCTCACGTACGAATCTGCCTCCTAAAGGAGATGATCATGACCCTCGGAATCGAGGTCACCAAGTCCGCCCTCGACTCGAAGTGCGCTCAGGCGGTTCTCGCGATGCGTTCGGCCCTGGAAAAGGTCGAGGCCCTTCAGGCGTGGCTGGGCAACCACCCGGTCGTCAACGACGTGGATCCTCTGACGGAAGACCCGTTCAACTACTCCACCGACGAGGCATACGCCATGCGTCTCTACTTCGGAACCGTGGACGGACTCCGAACCACCAACACCGCCATGTCCGATGTCGGCCGGAAGATGACCGGTCTGGAGTAGTCAAAATGGGAGCCGAATCTTGATAACCATCACAAGCACGGGATCGTTCAAGAGCACTCAGGACTTTCTCGACCACGTCCATCAGCTCAACATCCAGAGCATATTGGCATCGTGTGGGCAGATGGGTGTCTCGGCTCTCTCTTCGGCAACTCCTGAGGAAACTGGACGGGCTGCACATGCGTGGAGCTTTGAGGTTTCCCGATCGGGCGGGATGTACGAACTCGCCTGGACAAACTCCGACGTCGAAAACGGATTCCCAGTCGTCATCATGCTTCAAATGGGACACGGTACCGGCACCGGAGGATACGTCCAGGGCCGGGACTTCATCAACCCGGCCATACGGCCGGTGTTCGACAAGATCGCTGACACTGTTTGGAAGGCGGTGACCCTCACATGAGCAGTATTGACGAACGCATAGTTCGGTTGAAGTTCGACAACCAGGCGTTCGAACAAGGCATCGCCAGAAGCCGAGACTCCCTCGGCCGTTTCACCAAGCAGCTCGAGACACCGGCTTCCGGCAAAGGTCTCGACGGCATATCCAACGGCATCACCAAGGTCCGCGACAGTCTCGGCAAGTTCGCCAGTGAGTCGCAGAAGGACTTCAGCGACGTCGACAACGCCAGCAAGAAGCTCTCTCTTGAGGGTATCGGCAACGGAGTAACCGCCGTCGCTGACAAGTTCAAGGCGTTGTCGGTTGTCGGGGTCACCGCCCTGGCGACGATCACCCAAAGGGCTGTTTCCGCGGGTCTTTCGTTCGCGAAGTCTTTCACCACGGCGCCCATTGCTGACGGGTTCCACGAGTACGAGACGAACCTGAACTCGATCCAGACCATCCTGGCCAACACCCAGGCATCTGGAGCGACCCTCAAGGACGTCGAAGCGTCCCTGCAAGACCTCAACCACTATTCCGACCAGACGATCTACAACTTCTCCGAGATGGCGAAGAACATCGGCACCTTCACGGCTGCCGGTGTCGACCTAAAGACCTCAGCAGCATCGATCAAGGGTATCGCCAACCTCGCGGCGTTGTCCGGCTCCAACTCGGAGCAGGCATCTGGCGCCATGTACCAGCTCTCGCAGGCCATTTCCTCAGGGCGTGTTTCGCTTGAGGACTGGAACTCGGTAGTCAACGCCGGTATGGGCGGCACCGTATTCCAGAGAGCTCTTGCTCAGACCGCTGAGAAGATGGGCACGCTGTCGGACGGAGCTGTAAAGCTCACCGGCAAGATGAAGAACGTCACGATCGGCGGCAAGTCTTTCCGTGAGTCCATCACGGCGAAGCCTGGCCAGGAATCGTGGTTGACGTCGAAGGTTCTGACGGCCACTTTGCAGCAGTTCACTGGAGACCTCAGCGATGCACAGCTGAAGGCTCAGGGTTTCAGCGCTGCTCAGATCAAGGCCATCCAGGCTCAGGCCAAGACGGCCAAGGAAGCCGCCACTCAGGTCAAGACCTTCAGCCAGCTCGTCGACACGACCAAGGAAGCAATCGGTTCCGGCTGGTCGCAGACCTTCCAGACCATCTTCGGTGACTTCACTGAGGCCAAGGGTCTGTTCACTGGGATCAGCGATGCCGTCGGTAACGTCATCAGCAAGTCTTCCAATGCCCGCAACAAGATGTTGTCGGACTGGAAGGCTCTTGGTGGCCGAGACGATCTGATCTCGGGCATCACAAACGCCGTGAAGGCGTTCGCTTCCGTCATCAAACCCATCCACGACGCGTTCCGAGAGATCTTCCCGGCCACAACCGGCAAGCAGCTTGCCGACATGACCAAGAAGTTCTCGGACTTCATGGCGAAGCTCAAAATAGGAAGTGATACTGCTGAGAAACTGAAGCGCTCTTTTGCGGGCGTGTTTGCAGTCTTTGGTATTGCATGGGATCTCATCAAGGGCGTAGGAAGTGTCCTCGCTCATCTCTTCGGAGTTGTCACCCAAGGTTCCGGTGGGTTCCTCAACCTCACCGCTCGAATCGGTGACTTCCTCGTCGGGCTCAAGAAGTCGATCGAATCCGGTAACGGCCTCACGAAATTCTTCCAGGGCCTCGGCACAATCCTCGCTGTTCCGATCAAGCTGGTTCAGGCGCTCGCTCATTGGATCGCCGCCCTGTTCGAAGGCTTCGACGGCTCTAAGGCCGAGGGCGCCATATCTGGCGTTGCCACGAAGCTGGGTCCGTTCGGCAAGCTTCTCGCTCTCGTCCGCGAGGGTTGGAGCAAACTGCTCGACCTGATCAGCAGGGCCGGGGATTCCTTCGGT